TGTATGTTCTAGTGCTTATGATGTTTATTGAAAGTAAGTATATACTACAAAGTCACGATACTTTTTTTCTAAGTCAGGTTGCTTGTCATGAGTTTGCAGCTCCACTTAAAAAAAGACTTATGGACACTAGACCTTCATCTGATTCTGGTGTAAAATACTATTGTTTTGAAGTTCCTAAAGAGGTTTAAATGAAATACGACCCAGTAAACAGTCCAACACATTACAAGTTAAGTGGTGGTATAGAGTGCATTGATTATATCAAACAGGTACTAACCCTTGATCAGTTCATAGGTTACTGCCACGGTAATATGATTAAGTACCAACACAGGTACATGTACAAGGGTAATCCTGTTCAGG